CAAAAAAATCCGCACCGCCCTCACTTGAAAAGAACTCTTTGCTTGTTTGATAATATCCCTTAAAAACCTTATTAAACAACTCTTTTGCCGAAAATTTGCCTGTTTGTTTTTTTATCTCAGCTGCATATAGCCTCACCAAGTCTTGCACTTGCTTCTCGACCTCTCTTTCGGGAATTGTTTTACCTCCCTGTAACCGGGGTATTCGTTTTTTTATGTCCTTTATGAGATTTGCCGTCTCTTTTTCATTGCTAAACCTTTCGTATGCGTCAGCAACAGCCTTTTCCTCCGCCCTTGCCCTTGCCGTTCTATATATTGCATCCGTAATTTCATCCTGCCTATCACGAACCAAATCCAAAGCATTTGCCTCTGTCGCAAGTGCCGGCAAATATTCACCATATACCCTGTTTAGTTCATTTACCGCATCCTTATACTTCTGAGTACCCTGTGTACTGCTCTCCAATTTTTCTCTTATGTCTGAAAGACCATCAACCAACTTTTGCGATGAGGCCTTCTCACGACTCATTATGTCATTGAGGTTGTTATTAAATTCACGAGCCTCTTTGTTCATGGCAATCAACACGGAAATCACCGCAGTTATTCCAGCTATTGCCAAAACGTATGGGTTATTTAACATTGTTTTGTTCAGGAACTGTTGTGCTGTCGCCGATTGCCTTATTGCGTTTGCCAGAGAGCCATATTGCAATGCAATATCCCCAATTTTAATTATCATTACCGCAGCCCTGTAAACACCATAGGTTTTGATTAAAACGCCAAGCACATTCCCAACCTTTTTATAGCTATCAATTAACTTGCGTATTAAATCGACACTCCACTTTAGGACTCCCGAATTGGCTTCTCCTATTTCATATATGGCAATTTGATAGGCATCTTTCAGGTTGGTTATTCTACCCTTTAGTGTTTGCGCCTGTACTTCCTGCATCTGGTAGAACTTTCCACCCTCTCTCGTCATCCCCTCAAACATCTCCTTTATCATCTCGAATGGAACCAAACGTGCAGATACCTTGTCAAATATGTCGGCAACAGTAATGCCCGCATATCCCAATTTCTCAAATTGCTTCTGTAATTCAAACAAAACTGGAATCCCGGCCTCCGTCAACTGCCTGATTTCCTGACCTCTAAGTACGGCTGCGGCCCTTATTTGGCCATAGGCAAGTATAAGCCTTTCCATACTAACGCCAAGACCCGCGGACACATCGGCAAGCATTTTCGTTGTGTCATATAGCTCTTTCGTGGGTATTGAAAAGGCTGACAACTGCTTTGAAAATGTAGCCAAGTCCATAAACTGGAACGGAGACTTTACGGCAAGCTCTTGTAGTTGTCTGAATAATTTATCGGCAGCCTCAACATCATTCAAGATAGCACCCATAGCGACTTTCTGCATTTCGAATTCGCCTGTTATCTTATATAGCGACTTTAATAGACGGGTGGCTCCATATACAGAGGCGTAAGACAATGCCATCGAATGTAAATCACGAAGAATCCGTGATTGTTTTTGTGATACGACAAGCCCCTGCCGCTTGGCCTCTGTGGTCTTTCTGGTGGCTGCCGCTATCTCATTCTCTATTCTTTGCTGCTGACTAAGCTCGTTGGTAAGGTTTCTTGCTTTTGTCAACTCACTGTCGTTTACAACTATCTTCTTACCTTTGCTTGCGGCGAGTTGTTCAAGTCGTTTCATCTCATCCCCAAGACGCTGCCAAGCCTCAAGCTGCGTCTTAGTGGCCATAGTACCCATGTCAATACTCTTGACGTATTCGCCTTTTTGGAGACTTGCTGTTCGCCGTACTTGATTTTCTATTTTTTGCTGTTCCCTAAGGAGTGTCTTGTAGGCATTTGTCATGCTGGCACGCTCATTCACCTTCTTCTGCCCTTCCTCAATTTCCTTCTGTAACTTTTTGAATTGAGCTGCCATTTTATCGAGGTCTTGTTGCCAATTCCCCGTAAATTCCATATTAAACCAAAGAGTTCCTATATCTGCCATTTTATTCCTTTTTGTCGGACTTGTGAGATTGCTCCCAAATCCGTAATGTTTCTGCTACACTGTCCGCAGTAACTTTCGTCTTGCTATTCCCGTTGGTTGAGTTGTCGTTGTCGTACTCATTCATTGTCGTGTCTACGTTGAGTAATTCTATGTACGCCTTTGTATAACCCCAGTAAAAGCCCCATTTCTCAACTCTTATAAGACCGAATAAGAATGTACGTGGCAGAAATAAATATGGAAATTCTTTTGATATTACTCCTTCTTCCCCGATGCTTGTTGTTGGAGGATAAGTTCTGCTTCCTGACGATTTGTTCTTTTCAAGCAATCGTCTAATTGTTTCAGTGACGCCATAGCCATGTAGTATTGCATAAGCAGAACTTTTTTTTTACCCGCTTCTATAATGGTCAATAATTGCGCATGGTCATATTCTTTAACAAAAAAATACCAACGCCACAACACCCACCAAAATAGCCGTATTTTCCAGTAACCATTAAGCACTATTGCGGCAGCAGCCTTGTGTAGAATACGCTCCTCGTATTTTATTCCAGTTTTCCCTGAGTTTAGAATATCGGAGACCTTACGCTCTGTCCCGAATTTTATCCACCCTATTTTGACTTTATCTTTGGTTCCCGGAATCTGGATTATATCATAGGTGTTATTGCGTATACTATTTAGCTCTTGCCGTGTTCCCCTGTCTGGACTATCCATATTTTTCCTTTTACACTATTGGATTAGGGGCAAGGGATAAGTCCCAAGCCCCCACCAATAGATTGTTGCGTTTAGGAAGTGGCACTGTATTCATACAATACAACATCACCATCTGTATCACCCTCAGTAATGCCAGACACGTCAAAAGAGACGTTGTAGCCAAGGGGTTTTGTTGACGGAGCATCAAACTGTACGGAAGCATACCCTTCCAAATTCTTAATAACAAGAGCATATTTTTTGTCTTGCGAGATAAGCATAGCCATACCAGAGAGTTGTTTCTCGGTAAGATTTATCCCTGTCCCTACTGGTTTCCAATATCCATCTCCATCCGAAAGTGTTGCAGGAGTTCCACTTGCAGTATTTCCAAATGCTGTCTGCACATCTTTATTAATAGACGGAACAAAGAAGGTAAGGATAGTGGATGCGGGTTCACCAGCAGCAGTAGCATAAGCTCTTGAGCTGCCGTGAATAAAGGCTTGATTCCTCGAAATCTCGCCCTGTGTGAAGTTTACGGAATCACGCAGTACAGGGAACTCATAGTCCCATTCCTGCTCAGCAATCAACTTTGCACTTGTTTCCTTGTAACGCAAAGTAGATACACCCATAAACGCCATAGTCAATTCTGAAACTGTTTTCATTGCCATAATCGTAAATTTTTATTAATGTATTATTAAATCACACTGTATGTGCCATACGTAGAAGCCATTTTTCTGACCACCAGCAAAAACTATCGGATTCGCTATGTGATACTTTTCGCTTCTATAAGGTATCTTGGAGTAAGCGGATTCCTGCATTGTTGACAATGTGGAAACATCCTCTCCACTAAATGTTGACGAGCCAGAAGTAAAACTCTTAGACCTCGCCAAAAGCGAAATCATAGCCGTTGTCCTTCCATATCCACCCATATCATAAACCTTTGACGGAAGTGATATTACGACATATTTTCCCACATCTTCGCTAATTGTGGATAAGGCTTCTGTGGTAACAATCATGTCCCCTATCCCGGTGAAATGATCAACAAGGAATTTTAAGATGTCTTTTATATCATAATTTCCTGCTCCCATATTATTTTATAGGTCTAAGGTTTCTAACAAGCATGGATTCTCCAAATGCCTCAAATTCTTTTCTCGTAGTGGTCAGCACGTTTACGCCCCCCCACTCCAAAAACTCAGAATATTCTGTTCCAGTACACATCACAATCCCTGTTTTTGAGCCCCTGAATGGCGGGTCGTAACTTGTCAAAAATTTTATTGACGTATCATCACCCCATCCCCTGTCAGTTTCAACTATCCCGACAAACTTTTTTCTAAAGTTGCCATCATAGTCACGGAAGTCCACCCATGCCTCGCCACGAGTAAGTTTCACACGTACAGGCGGCTTGAGGTTTGAGTTTTGGATTATCTCAATTAAGGCTCCATCTTTATATATCCCAACGGCATAGGATGTAAGTGTGTTCCCAGTAAGGTTCATATACTCTTTCTCAAATTCAGCACTTTCAATCAGTTCATGCGCAAGTGAAACAAGGGCTTGGTAGAGGTTCGGCCATACCAAATCCCAAATCTTCCTTTTTGCAGCCTTAAAAACGGCATCATTTGACATCCTTTTCATTTGCCAGTATTGTTAAAATAAAGGTGTGTACCAAAATTGGTGGTTACTGGTCTGGAATTAATCTTTCCACGTATGACATCCCCATTCGAGGGGATTGTTGCCTCAACAATGTCGCCTATCATAAAGACCAGTTCATTCGTTGGAATGGAAACTGTAAAGTCTGACATAACCACACCAGAAGATGCATAGGAGCGTATTGTTTTGAAACACCTGCCTTCTCCATTGTAGATTTCATCGGGAGTGTCACAGTCATCTTCAAATTGACTTGTAGCCTTTTCCCTTGTTATCTTTATCTGGTGTGGGTATCTTGGATTTTCCATGTCTATAACCTTACTATACGTATTGATGATGATGCCATCACGGTTTCCCCATATTTCCGATAAATGGCATTTGCAATCCGCTCCATCCTCCTTTTATCCTGTTCTGATAATTGAATACCGCCCTCACGATGTCTCCAGTCCCCGTCTGAATCGTCTACAATGCCAGACGTTGATGGAAGTGTGGTGCAATATGAATAAATATCAGCCCTAAGAAGGTCTTTCTGTTCGACAGTCAAAGCACTAATGGTCTCGCTCTCCAATATACCCCTGTTGTCAAGTATAACAGAAATGGTATCATCGGGGATGTTAACCCCGATAATACCCTTCATATATTGGACTACTGTAACCATGATTAGTCTGCTGCTTCGTTAATGGATAGGTACAGCATCTTATTCACTGCATAAGGCACGGGAACGCACAGTGAAGTTGCCGAGAATTTCTTGGCATTTTCACGGGAGAACACGTCTTCCTGCACAGCGATGGTTCCGCCGTCTGCATAGTATACAGGAGCAATGGAGGAAGCAAAAATATTGGAAACTCTTGACCACTGGAATGACCCCACATTTCCTGCGGGGCGCAAAACAACAGTGTTTGCGTCAAAAGCAGCAAGTTCTTTGCGCTTCAGCTCTTTGTTTGCATCTATGTATTCGGTAAATCCATAGTATTCATCCTTCTGGATAGGGGGAAGCCCTATGCCACGAAGATAGTTTGCCAAGTCATCATCTGTAACCTCAACACTTGCGTAGTTTGAGGTCTCCATGAGACCGCCTGTTTTCCAAACAAGGACACGTTTCTTTGTGTCAATGTGGTTTTTCAGCACTTCATAGGCGGCAACACTCATCCTAAATACCGAGTTTGCGGGTACGGCGGATAAAATGTTATTTACCCAAGCGTAGTGGAACATGTCCTTCAAGTCTCCAATAGGACTTGCGTTGTCGTGGCTCCATACATACTTTTTCCCATGAGAATATCCAGCTACGGCATATCCACCAGCTTTTTTCTTGTTGGCTGTGGGAACACTGAAACTAATTTGGAGATTTTCAATACCACCATTGTTGTTCAAACGTGTAGTTTTGTAATACCCCAGAGATTCAACTTGAGCTGCCGTGAATGAGCGCTGAGAGTGAATACCCTTAATTAAGGAGTATACATCCTTGCGCCATGCATCAAATATTCTGCCAAAAATTTCGCCCTGCAAGAGAGCTTCCGCATTTCTTGCGTCATCATAGGCTTTTGCTCCAAACAGGTAGCCAAGCCCCATACGGGGGATGCTGGATGTTTGGACTTTGAAGCCCTGATTCGAGATAAGCGGAGTTTCGGCGTCATCTGCCAAGTATGTAGCCATTACGGGTATCTCAATTTCGCCAATATACTGCTTGAAATCCCTTGTGGGATTGGCATACGGCTCAACAGCCCACGTTTTCTTGTAATTCTCGGTGTCATACCAATTACGGGGTGCTGCTTCAAAAAACTCACGGATGCTTGAGTACCCTTTCAAGTTTAACGCACCATTAATCAGGTCATAAAAACCTTTATCTTGTATTCCTTGTAACATATTTTTGCCCTCCTTAAGATGTTATTTCGTTAAACATTTCCCACACAATGTGTACGTCACCTCCATTCTGAATGTTGGTGATTACTGCGTCAGGGCAATCAGGAATAGTGTTTTTGTACATGTACAGAACACCACGAGGTATATCAACAAGTGTGACATCACCACCGACAGTATCTTCTATGGAAATACTATTCGGCTGACAGTAGATGGCTTTCCCAGAACCGGCGGCTGCGGAAGACGATTCTACAATGTAATCACCCGCTTCAACCGTATCAAAAGCTGCTGTTGTGACAGTGATAGTGTAGGTGTATTCGGCTTCGGTAACAGTACCGCAGACAACAGCCTTTCCTGTTCCTGCGATTGCATCTGGCATAACCATAATAACCATTCCCGCTTTCAATACGGGAGATATGTGGTTCTTAACAAGCACAATGTCAGTTGTTCCAGCTTGGGCACCTGCCGTAACCGTCTTAACCTTCCACGCCTTCAAGAACTTCACAGTCCTGTCCGCAATATTAAAATACATGGGAGTTCCGCCAGCAATGCGCTCACCTATGGCGAGGTTATTGGACACAACTGCCCCGTGCATCCTTTTAGAACAGGGAGCCGCAAGCAGAGGCAGTGTTCCGCCAACTGATTGCGTAGTAGTTGTAAAAGAGTTCCAAATCTTCATAATTAAATCTGTTTAATTGAATTTTTCATACTTTCGGCAAACTCCTTTTCCTCCATGTCACGTTTTTCCTTGTCTATTGGCTGTACGGTGATTGGCTTGGATTGTGGGATATAATACCCTGCTTCCGTTGCGGCTGACGATTCTTTGTCATACATTTCTTTTAGCATGGCTACATTTTCTTCAACAGTCTTGGTGTTGTCTACATTATGTAGCACAAGCCTGAGAACCAAATCATCAGCACATCCAACCTCCTTTTTCAATAGACCGCTCTTAACGTCTGCGGAGAATTTGGCAGCTGCCTCTTTTGCCTGTTTTTCGGCTTCTCTTGCGCTGATTTCCTTGTACTTCCTTTCTATTTCATCAAGCCTCTGCTTGATTTCATCTGGAAATTCAGGGCCTTTCAGCTCTGGCGTTGTCTTGGGTTGCGTTTCTTTCTTTGCGCTCTTGGACATCTCATCCCAACTTTCCCAGCCCAGAGATTTCGCAATGGAGTTGAGTTCTTTTTGGGATTTCGAGGAAACAGAGCCGACTCTGCGGTCTATTTCACTCTGTAATGGCGCAAGGTAAATCCCCGCACTCTTAACAACGTCATCAATGTTGTCATCTTTTACCATTCCCGATGCGGCAAGTTTGTCCGCAAGTTCGTTAAAGGCCGTGTCGCTAAACCCCAAAGGGGAATATTCGGTTTTTAGCTTTTCGTAGATTTTGGTTTTCATAAAAAATAATTTATTGTTTAGTCGCACAAATATAGTAATAATTTTTATAATGTAACAACTTTGTTGTATTATATTTGCCTTAAACATTGATAATCAGAGTGTATAACTGCTACATTATTGATAATTAGGCTATAATATAAACATTTTATTTTAATTTTGTATATTTGTAGCGCTTATGAGTAAAATAGAACAGATATATGACCCCGTATTTGCGGCTCATGGAATGAGGGTATACTCTCGTGAGTACGTGGCGAGGGTCAGGGAGGAGAATGAAAGACTCCGAGAGGGGGAGATACTCTACAATATATGTCCGCAGGAGGGTTTTCAGGAGCGTGTTTGTGCCTCTGATGCTGGGATATTAATAATCGGTGGAAGGCGTGGCGGCGGAAAGACCATAGGGATGCTGTTGGCTGCAATGAGGTATATAGAGAACCCAAACTACACCATACATGCATTTCGTAAAGAAGAAGAGGACTTGCGCAGAGGGACATTCAAGAGTTCAAAGAAAATTTACTCACAGATAGCAAGGATAACGGAATCAAGTATGATGTGGACATTCCCAAGTGGTGCTTCTGCAAAATTCGAGCATCTTCATGACGAGGAGCAGATAGACAGACGCTTTAGGGGTGTCGAGATACCCACAATAATAATTGACGAGTTGCCACAGGTTACATCTGAGACGTTTTTTACGCTTCTCGCAGCAAATCGTAACTCATACGGAATACCAAATAAGTTTATTGCATCATGTAACCCAGTTGGGGAAAGCCATTGGCTATACAAGATGCTGTCTTGGTGGATAAACCCAGATACGGGGAGGATAATAAGGGAGCGTGATGGGCATAAGCGCTATTTTTATAAATACGGTAACGACATAACGGAAATCTATTGGGGTAATACACCAGAGGAGGTTTACCAACAGGCAGCCGAAAAGATTGATAAGATATGGGACAAGCGGCTTGAGGTAATGGGGCGGTCAAAGTTTGACCTTATAAACTCACTGACGTTTATCGAAGGTAACTATTACGAAAATAGGATATTCGTAAAAACTGACCCTCAATATCTGGGGCGCCTTGCTGGAAGAGGAGAGAGAGAAACGGAGAAGGATATTCAGGGGGTATGGCGTGACGAAGATGATTCAATATCCCTGATAAGCATTGAGGATATACAGTCAATGTTCACCAATACTGAGCAACGTGACGGAAACCTACGTGCCGTAATAGACGTTGCCTTACAACGTGACGGTTTTGTTATAGGGGCATTTGACGGTAATCACCTGTTTGACCTTGAGATATACAAAAAGGTCGGGAGCATGGCTGCAATAAATCTTGTAAATAAGTTTCTTGAAAAAAATCACATACCTTTGAGAAATGTGGCATTTGACAGTGACGGGATAGGTCAATACCTGAAAGAGCCGCTAAAGGAGGGGAAGGGTGGTGCGTTTGCCTTTAATGGTAATTCATCATCAACAGACAGAAACGTGTGGCAAAACTTAAAGGCTGAGTGTGCCGAAAAATTTGCAATGGGTCTAAAAGAGGGGAAATTCAGTATATCGGAATCTCTTATCAATCGTAAGTATTTCGGTAAAAAACTGTCTGATTACCTACTGGAAGAGCGTTCAGCAATAAGGAGAAAAATGAACGTCAATAAGTTCCAATTAATCCCCAAGACCGAAATGAAAAAGATTCTTGGTGGCAAGTCTCCTGACGTTACAGATATGTTTATGATGTTCCAAGTTTTTGAAGTATTAAAACCTACAAAGAAGGGGGTTAAGGGACTTCAATATTTAATGAATTTTTAAGGTTTTAATTATTACTATTATGGAATTAGGAAAATTTAAGGGAAATGTACTTCTCCGCATGCCGTTTAAGAGAATCGTGCCTTTCAATAACTATTCGGCTGATTTTAGCGGCTCATCTGGCTCCGTTTCCTCCTACCCCGTTGTGCAAGACGGGCAGGAGATGGATATGGATATTTATGAAAGACCATTTAGCGAACTCATACCCCAGAGTGAGTTTCTGAGAGAGTTTTATCCTTCTGGGCATAAAATCAATGACACTGGGTATTATCCAGACAAATTAACTAAGGTCACGGTGGATGGCAAGGAAAGATGGGCTTTTGAGAAGGTCTCAAGATGCGCATTTCCATTCCAATATATCATTACCATAAAGCAACTGATACATCTATGCGGGAATCCGATAAGCTTCCGTGATTCTAACATATCCCCCAGCGAGGTGCAAAAGAAGATGCTTATTGAGTTTAAGCAGGGTTGGATTGACAAGAACATGGAAATAGCATGGTACAACTGTGCAAAAAGCGAAAAGATAACTGGAGATGCGGCTTGTGTGTTTTATTATGAGGTTGATGGTAATAAAAAGAGGACTCTTCGGTGGAGAACACTCTCCTATCTTGACGGAGATACGCTATATTGCCACGATGACCCTGTTAGGGGTCGCATATTTGCAAGAAAGTATGTGATGGTTAATGACCAGAAGGAGCCTACGAATTGCGTTGAAATATGGGATGACAGGAGGGTTTATCGCTTCGTGCAAAGGGGGTCAAAAAACAAATGGTTTTCGAAGTCCCCTTTCAAAGACATCGGACTTGACGGATATGAACTTGAAAGATCAATGGAGCATGGATTTAGTCGTTGTCCAGTAGCGTACAAAAGGTCAATGATTGGCGCATGTTGGTCTATGTCTCAAAGCAATATAGACGCATACGAAATGTCCGTATCGCAGTTGATGGAAAATAACAAGGCTTTTGCCTTTCCTATTCTCTTCATACGAAGTGAGGATGCTGAAATTCAGGGCACGGCAAATGGCCGCCCATTCGCAATACATGCCACTGGGGAGCATGACGAGGCAAGTCTACTAACGAAGGCAGATGCAAGTGAATCCTTCAAACTACAACTTGAAACCCAGTTGAGGAATATCTTTCTTGGCTCATTCACCGTAACACCACCAGAGGTAAAGAGCGGTGACTTGCCTGGAGTTGCCATTAAGTTAATATACTCTCCGGCACTTGAGTTGGCTATGTCTGATGCCCGTGAGTGGGACTTGTTTATTGACGACATGGTGGACATATTTAAGGAGGGCTACTCCAAAGAGGTTGGTCATGTGTCTGGGTTTAATTCAATAAACGTCAAAGGACAAATCACCCCCTATATACACCAAAATGTAGCAGAGTTAATGAACATTTTGTGTCAGGGCGTTCTTGCTGGAACTATATCTGTGGAATCAGCAGCAGCAAACGTACCCTATGGGGAAAAAGATGAGTTCATGAGAATTCTGAATCAAAACAGGCGGGAGATAATTGGCTCCGAGAATATGGCTGCTGACATAAAGAGTGGTGTAGAAAAAGAGCTATCGTTGAAAAAGGAATATGAGTTAAATGAAAGTAATATGGCACAAAAAATAGTTGCCGAAAATAAAAACAAATAATATGGACACGAAAGAAAAAGTATTGGAGTATTTGGGGATTTCCAAAATTGGGCGGAAGTGCCCTACGGACAAAAAGGTATCTGAGTTTATGCCTGTTCTTGTTGAAAAGGCGAATGGCGATAGAACCTATGCCGTTGCGAAGTGGAGAGAGGAAATCAAAAGATATGAGGTAATATACGACCCCGATTGTACATGCGTCATAACAAAGATTATCAACGGATATGACGCAGCACGATAAGGAATATTACAGGGTTGTTACAAATAAAGTTATTGAAGCCCTGTCCTTACATCAGAGCCTGTTGTCCGAAGACCTGAATGCGCTCATACGTAAGATAGGGGCGCATTTCAGGGACAGGAAAGATGACAGGATAAGTAACTATATTGACGAATTTGTCGCTCTTATCATTGCAGCACTCTCATTGCGAATAAGGGAAAGTGTGAGGCTTGCGACAGAGACAGAGGATGACCCCATTCCAATGGAAGAAATGATGCTAAGGTCAAGGTTCTTCTCCGAAGAGGCGTATGGCGATAGCGTTGAGAAAATGCGTAAGATATTTACAAAAGAGATAGAATATTTCGTTGCACTTGACATGCCATATTCCGCCATTACCGCATATATGAGTAACCCTACTGGGTTTCTCGCATCCCACAAGCAGGACATTGGGGCTTTCAAGCGTTATGTTAATGTAGGCACGGGATATACATACAAAATAAAATCCAACATATTCACGATTCTTGGATTCGCATCAATGGTTGCCTATGACCTTGCACTTACGGAATTATGGGGGTATAGGGGTGACGTAATAGGGTATAGGGGTTATCGCAATTCATCATTTGACTGCCCCGCATGTGACGAGGCGTGTTCCGTTGTACACCCTCTCGACACCTACGTATTTCCAGTCCACGTAAGGTGTTGCTGCATTGTCACTCCCGTATTCATGCAATAGCAATTATACCCGGCATTTGCTCATCACGATGAACACTTTTGGGTAAATTTTGCTCATCACATAGAGCAATTTTACTCAATAGGTGGATACCCGTAAAATGGTTAGTACCACTACCCACTTGAGAAGAGATGTCCAGTTTTTATATGCATAAACTGGACAAAGGATGGTACACATAAAGAAAATATGTACCGATTTGGTACATATTGAAGTGTTTTTAAGTGGTCAGATTCGACCACTTTATCAATCCTATAATTCCGAGTCGTTTGTTTTGTGAACCAGTTGCGGCAATATTTACCGCTTCCAGTGCGTAGACTAAACACTATTTAAGTTTTGTCTTCGAAACTAAAATAATGGGATTCTTATTTTAGTAACGGCGGTTAATGTAACGGCGGTTACTATATGTTTTCAGGTATAACCAAAATGTTTCCCATTTAATTATATGTTTTCGGGTATAACCGAAACTTTTTTCGTTTGATTATATGTTTTCGGGTATAACCACCATTTTGTTTTCCAATTTTTGGCAATATCCACCATATTTTGCCACAAATTTGCTCATTACAATAACCAATTTTCCATACTTTTTGTTCATTACGTTGACCAAATTTACCCAAATTTGTGCATTACGATGACGAGATTTCCTCAAAGTACAGAAAATACATACATTTGTGGAATTCAATTCCAAATATCTCCAAATTTGTGTAATTTTAGGAATAATTATATTCCCCTTTTGGAATTTACATACACGATAATCGGGAATTTTTCGATTATATAGTTGAAAATAATCAAAAAAGGTTGATTTTTGCGAACATAACCGAAAAATTGTGCTTTTGGCGAGTTTTCACTGGTGTGGTTGGCAAATGTAAGAAATTCCTTACATTCTGTTTTCATAAATAACAAATAGGGGCATTGCAGAACGCAACACCCCTAACCCAACTAACTAATAAGCACGAAATCCCGAAACGGACAATGCAAAGATAGTAATATTTTGCAATAATGTAATACTTTTTTAGCTTATTTCTTCTTTATTTTTACGGCACAATAATAATAGTCACGACATGGCTCAAACATTGCCTCATCCAGCACATATTCATGGCAGAATGTCATGGTCTCCCTTCGGTATTTGGAAACCCTGCAATATTCACGCTTGACGCATGTTGAACATATTTTATGATTCCTCCACATTCTCATTTAGGTCGCCACCAATACCCATTGTTTCTTTAAGCTCGGCGAGTATCTCATCATCTTCCTCTTTAGTTATGTCAGGATTACCGCTATAAAGGAATGCTGCGTTTCGAGTAAGGAACTGTTCGTATGCCCTCATCATATCTTCGAGAAAGTTCCCATCCATAGGTAGCCCACATACCGTATATGTAACAAACAGATACATTTCAAGCCATTGATGCAGCTTCTTGTCCTCAATGGCCATAAGCAGTAAGCGGAATATGTCAGATGTCGGGTCATGGAAAAACATTTCCCATACTGACGAAACAGCCTTAACCTGTATTGTGACGGGGAAGTTGTCCTCAAAGAAAACACGTACTATGTAGTTACCAACCTGTATGTGTTTCTTGCTTTTCTTAACTTTTTTTTTCTTTTCTTCCATAATAAGTTTTATAAATTTAGCCTTTTCTTTTCGGCAATATACAAGGGACATGAAACGCATTGTAAAGGTAACATAACTTGTACAAACTTCCCATTGTCCTGTAATTGTTCTTTGCTTTTGTAGCGTATTTGGTGTATTAATTTTGTAAGGTCTTGGAATGATTTAAGTGCGTTTTCGTTAATTTCGCCAGTTTCAACGCCATCCTCATCCCTTTTGCGTATCATAGCCTTCACGTCTTCCTTTAATTGCTCCAAATCGGCGAGTGAGCGTTCATCATACCCTTCGTCATTCTCGACATCAATATTCGCAATATCGACAATAGGTGCAGCCGCATGTGTTATGGATGACGCCTTCTTACGCTCTTCAAGGAAATAGCGCACAGCGGGCTGTGAAAACCATTTGTTTGTTTTCCTTAAAAGAAGTTCTGGATTGGACTTCGGCATCACATTACGGGAGAATGAATACACATCCTTTCTTAATTGCTCCATATCCCCACTCTGTGGAATAAGGGCTAAGTATGCCGTAAGCGCAAAAATCTCCCTTTCGTTTAGGTATTCTATAAGGTCAGACCTTGCGCCATCATCCTTAACCTTGCTGTTTTTTATAATGTCTGAAACCTGCCCTTTTACCCTGTTGCCGCAGCCTTTACTTTTTGCCATAATCAAAATCTATTATGATACCTTCCATATAATCGTATTCTAACACCATATCCGCCCCTCTCCTTTTTGTATTTAAGTTCACCCATCAAAATTGCGAGTTTTTTCACAGAACTTATTCTCACATCATCATCAACGCCCTTTTTCTCACACCACCGCACATATTCTCCATACAACTCTGTCGCAGTAATGGCAATACCCCTATCTGTAATATCATCCTTTTTACGGGAATACCCACTATCACGTAAAAAGTGCGTTATAGAGCCATCTTCGTAAATGTAGTCTGTAAGCCGCTGCTCCACAAGCGAGGATTTGGTAAATCTGAAATTATTGCTCACTATCCTCTTCCTCCCAGCAAGAATCCAGTTCAGGATGCCGCTATACTCATCCTTCAACTTATAGGCAAGGTTCTTGTCCTGCATATCCTCTGGTATGGTTACGTTGAATGGCATGATAATCATCCTACGGAAGTAGGCGTAGGTGTTGTCGCTTGTTTTTGGCATTTTATTGGTGTTTGCCATCATCAGCGGGATGTTGTATGCGGTGAATGGCATCCCGTACAGCTCTCTTGCCGGGAGTGGCTCACCTGATATAAGGGCCTTCGCAAAGTCTGATGCTATGCTCTTTCGGCTCACCTCAGAACAGTAGTTAAGCAGTTTCCCGTTTATTCTGGCAATATTCTTGTCCCTGTTTGAGCCAGAAGTCAATTCCGCCAAATCTATGTTCGTACAATTCTCACGCCCAAGAACACCCATTATGGTCTCAAACACCACACTCTTACCATTTGCACCTTCCCCGACAAACCACAACATCTTCTCCAACTTTGACCTCTCCCTATCAACAAAAACAAGCCCCAAGAACTCCTGTAAGACGTGCTGTAATTCCTTTTCAGGAAGAACCTGATTCAGGAAGCGTGTCCACCTCCGATGTCTTGCATTAGGCTCGAATGGGTACGGCAGTTGGTAGAAGACATAAAAGTCGGAACTAAAGGGCATAAGCGTCAAAGATTCATCCTCAAGGTTCACCACCCCATTTGTAAAGCATATTACGTGATTCGGGGCTGAGGAAACCTCCTTCCCCTCAATCTCGGAGGCACAACTGTCAACTATCCTGCCCCAGTATGACGCATTGACATCGTACTCCTTCATCGCCTCTTCCAGCGCAAACCGAAACTGCGGGTATCGTATAGGCTCGTAAAACTCTCCGTTAAAAACGTGTATCTTGTCGTTAAACTTGCACACATTTGAGACACGTATTGTGTCACGCATAACACGTATCACACTATCCACATAAGTAGAGACCTTCTCCGCCTCAAGTGCAGACTTCATAAGCTCCCTATTCACATTTCTATGAACCTCATCAATAAGTATGGTGACAACACCCCTCATTCTAACCTCTTTTCATCGAAATTCCCTGATACAACCTTGCGAGTGCCTCAAAATCTATTTCCATCCGCAACCCTGTTGTCGCCTCATAAAATGCGACAATCTCAGACAGACTGGAAAAGCGTACCACATCATCGTATGGCATAAGATGGACATATCCGCTCCCCTTTTCCGATATAAGGGTAAGGTCACATGTTTCGCTCTCCGGGAAAAGCTCAATATACTTGTAGCGGTATTCTTCCATATCATCATCTGCTTCTATAACCTCCTCCTTAAAACCGAGAACGTCAAGAAGTTCGTAATAACAAGGCGCTTTCAGGTGTTCCTCTTTTGATTCAATTCGAGTTTTCATAATACTTAAAATTTAGTTTGTATGCAAATATATAACTTTTTTATTAAATTGTCAACCGCCTATTGCAAATATGAAATATTATATTTACATTTGCCATACGAATATACAACTAACTAAAAACATTCAACTATGAGCAAGAAATAGAGGTATATGGCACGAAAGACTATTTTTCAAAAACTTCATGATACTGAGGCGTGCCATGCCGTATGTATCGCACAATACCCTCTCGGATTCAAGGATGCTTTCATCGTCATGATGCGCACAGATGTAAACAAGCTAAATCTCTACGGGTTTGAGGAAGATGAGGAAAACCACACCCTTATGACAAGGGATTTGAATGATGTGGAGTATGCGGAGTTTAAGCGCCGTGAGAAACTGTATCAAAAGACAATGCACTCAGACGTGGGGCGTGTATATGAACTCAAATCAAACGGCTTCCGTGCATGGTACAAATCAAAGAAAGCCCGCATAAGAAGGAAAAAGGCAGTATGAATACAGATGTTAAGGTTCAACAAAAAATAGACACGCTAAATGCCCTATCGCTAAAACTAACAACCCTTGAAGGGATATGTATGATTTTTACACATTCGAAAAAGGCAAGTATAGAGAAGGTCGGTGTTGGGTGTGGTGCAAATGACAAGGATATAAAAGGAAGGTTTATAATAGACCGTGAGGTAATGGATAGGCTATTACCCGCAATCGAAAAGCTGATAATTAAATATAGGAATAAAATAAAGGAATTATGAAAACAATAATGAGTTATTTTGACGAAACGGTTGATTACCCACTGGACATTGCGCTGAATCCAATTCCGATGAACACGCTATGGCGTTATGTTTCAAGCACATTCTTGGATGGATTTATAAATCACGTAACCCCATTGAAGGTGTTTGTGTTGGACAGATACGAGCCAGACAAAACGGAGAAGATAAAGAAATTGAAAAGACAAATACATACTAAATTGAGTCAATTTGGTGATGATATTATAATCCTTTCCGAAATAGGCGAAAACACTTATATGTTTTTCTGGTTTGACATGGATGTTTCGGATTGTTACATTGGGCGTTTTGAAACAACCGACTCTAAAGACAAGGTTATTGATTCCTTGACAAACTGGCTTAACAAGCAAAAGGAAGAAAATGAGGGGGAAGAATTTTATGAGGGAATAGATAACGGGATTTGGAATTATCATGAGTTACCGTTATCATTTTTAGAGGGGTGGATTTCTTTTTAATCTTTAATACGTAAATAATATGAAAAACAGAAATTTAGATCATAAAGATGATTGGGCAACACCGCCAGACGTGTATGCCAAATTGAACGAGGAATTTGATTTTACTTTTGACCCTTGCCCGTATCAACACGATATTGAAAAGTGGGATGGTTTGGAGGTAGAATGGGGTGAGCGAAATTTTATCAATCCACCTTATAGCCGAAAACTCAAAGAGGCATTTGTACGTAAGGCAATATCTGAAAGTAAAAAAGGAA